TGTCGATCGCGCGGTAGAGCTGGCCACCGAACGTGACCCCTGCCCCGGTATCCTCGCTGGCCTGGACAAAATAATAGATCGCAGCGCCGGCCGCCGTCGCATCGAGCCGATAGAGCGCGACGGGAGCGGACAGCGAGAGCTTTTGGCTTTCTTGGGTGAGTGCGGTCATTGGCCCTGTATATAAGTCAGGAGTGACTTACAAATCAAGTCATGGATTGGTCATCACTAGGAGTAATCCTGTGGGCGTCCCGCTGCTGCCGCCCGACGGCGGCGTGACAGCAGGCGGATCGTAGATGAAGCTCTCCCGGAAGGTCGCCGTGATCGTGTTCGGGGTATCCCAGAGCCGCGAGAATTCCTTGCAGGTCCATTTGCGCACGACCCCGTCGCGCAGCGCGTAGTAGAACGGGATCGAGCCCTTGTGCGCTTTGAGAAAGCTGTAGATCGCATCGGCCTGGTCCTCGAGCAGAACAGCCCAGTTGAGCGACGCAACCTCGCGCACGTTCTGCACGCCGTCGGGAGAGCCCTGCGTATAGCCATCGCCAAAGCTGGCCTCGAGGGTCTTGATCTCGGGGCTCATCTTGGTGCCCGGCGACTGCGGGACCGGAGGGGTGAAGGTGTCGAACGGCATGGCTTACTTCCCTGACATAGCGCGAATGGTGCCGCCGGGCCGCATCTGGGTCCGGAGCTCCTGCCCAACCATCTGCGAGGCCGCGGCCCGGACCTGGCCCGCGATCTGTTCGGCGAGGTCGCGGTTCTGCGTCGGCGAGCCGTCGGAGGCGCCGTGGACGTTGATGTCGCCCATGGCGAAGTTGCCGCCCTTGCCGCCGTATTGACGGGCCAGGTTCTGAGGCCAGTCGACCTGCTCGCCCCGCTTGGCGATGATCGGGATCTCGTCGCCGCCCAGCGTCATGCCGCCGGTGCCGGTGTGCCAGCGGTTCGCGCCGGCGAATAGGTTCATGTTGACCCGGCCTGACGGCATCGCGGATCCAGCGACGCCGCCGGTGTGGTGATAGGCGACGAAGGACTGGCCACCGACGTCCATGGTGCCGGCAACGCCGCCGCCACCACCGAACAGGCTCGTGCCACCCAGAAGACTGCTGAACAGCTTGCTCTCGGCCGCCTTCATGGACATCGTCAGGATGTCTTTTTCGATCGACAGGGCGAGCGAGCGGAAGCTGACGCGGCCGTGCATGACCATGTCGGCGAGCTTGTCGTTGAAGCCGTTCATCCAGCCGGTCGCGGCCTGCTCGAGGTTGTGGCCGTAATCTCCCCACTGCTTGATCATGCCGCCGAGCGGTGTCAGATCGAACTGCTGCCGCATCAGGAGCTGCTTGCGGCGGGTCACCTCTTCTTCCTTCTGCGCCCGCTCCTCACCGGTCGAGGTGTCGTGCGCAAGTAGATCGTCCAGCCGCTTGAGTTCGGTCTGGTAGGCATCCTCGCGCGCCTGGTCGGTGGTCATCAGGCTGCGCTTGATGCCCTCGTATTTCTGGTTCTCGGAGTCGAGCGTGGTCGTGACCTCGAGGTTCTTCTTCTTTTCCAGGGTCTGCTGGAGAGCTGCAATGTCGCGGTCGTTGGCCGCCTTGTTCTGCGGGTTCGCGTCGCTATCGGCCATGAAGGCGCCGATGTCCTTCGAGGTCTTCTTCTCGGCGGTGTAGTAGCCGTCGGAGAGCTTGAACTTGTTGCCGCTCTGAAGACGCTTCAGTGCTTCGGCGCTCTTGTCGTCCAGCGCGTCGCTGTCTGCCGGCATGGCCTCGCGGATCTGCTTAAGCCGTTCGTTGCGCTTCTTGGCCTCGGCGGCCTCGCGCAGCGACGCGTCACCCTGGTCGGCGCTCTTGAATGCATCGGCGTAGGCCGACGAGGTCGGGTCGAGGTTGTCCGGCAACGCCTTGCCGGCGCGGATCATCTTGGTCAGGCTGTTGCGAAACTTGCTGCTGCCGTCCTCGTTCTCCTTGGCCGCATCAACCGCTTCTTTCATGTCACGGTTGAACTTGGCCATGTCCTTGATGCCCTTGACCAGCTTGGTCTGGTCCTCGATCATCTTGGTCTGATCGATTGAGGCACGCTGCTCGTCGGTGGTCGCGAGCGCGCGCGCCTGCTCGAAGCTCGAGCTGCCAGGACGCGCCGTCGTGCCGGCTCCGCCCATGCGGGTCTCTGCCCAAGCCTGCATGCCGCCCGCAGTGCCGGCGCGGCTGAACACCTCGGGGTTGCTCTTGCGCGCGGCATCGAGCCCCTTGATCTGGTCGAGGGGCGTTGAAGGATCGGCACGAAGCACCGACATGGCGCCACCCGCGCCCAGGAAATGCGCCATATAGGTGTTGGCGTCGTTGGCCTGAAAACCGTTCTTCGTCAGCGTCGCGGCGTTCTTGTTGCCATACCAGTTGGTCGCATCTGTGGCGTAGCCCGGATCGGTCTTGAGACGACGCAGCATATCGATGCCAAGACCAGCCTCGCCCGGATGTTTCTCCTTGATATATTCCATCCAGGTTTCGTCGGTGAACTGACCGAGGCCGGCTGCCGAGGAACGGTTGTTCGTCGCGTTGGGATTGCCGTTACTCTCCGCGCGGATGACCTTGGAGGCATAGTTGCCGCTCATCTCGGTGCCGCCGGACGTTCCCGCTCCACCCTGCGGCACCACGCCGGCCGCATTGTCGCGCACCGCCCGCCAGGAATTCGCGAGCGTCTGCACGGCGCCAGCCGTGGTGGTGATTTTGTCGGCCATGCCCTGACCGATCGCGGTGTTCATCGCCGTGCCGGCTTCTTCAGCTCCGGTCTTGACGTCACCGAACAGCCGCGCGATCGCGCTCTTGCCCGAATAGAAACCGGCCGAGCCCTTGGCCGCGATGCTGTCGAAGACGCTCTTTTTGCCGTCGTTGAGCTCCTTCAGATAATCCTCGCGCACGGACTGATTTGCCGAAGCCAGGTCGCTGTCAAAGGCCTTCAGGCCGTTGAGCGCTTCTGTGACCTTGTCGGCCTCCTTCTGCGTCGCCTTGAGATCCTCGATCAGGGCCTTCAGCTTGGGATTGTCGAGCGTGTAGACGTTGTTCGACTTGGCGATGGCCTCCTCGATCATGTAGGCCATGCGCGCGTATTCACCGGAGAGACCTGCGATCTCGGCCCGCTGCGCAGCGATGTCAGCCTTGGAGGTGTCGAGCTTGGATTTCGCCCGTTCCATCAGCTTGTCGAGGTCGACGTCCTTCTTATTCTCCTGCGGGCCGCGCGGCGCGTTCTGGAGCTCAGTGATACGCTTCTGCCTGTCGGCCATGATCGCAAGCAGGGACTGGCCAGCCTTTTCCGCCCCCGCGATCGCGCTCTTGTCACCCTCGCCGGCAGCCGCCAGGATATTGTCGTAGCTATCCTTCGCCGCCTGGAACTCGAGCTTGTATTGGGAGAGCTGTAGGTTCAGCGATTCGTCCGAAAAGCGCTGCTTCTCTGCCGACGTATCCTTGTTGGACGTCTTCAGCTCCTGCATCGTCTTGTCGTGCGCCTGGGAGGCCGCGATGAACTCCTTGTCGTAGCCAGCTTTCGCCCGAGCGATGCGCTCGTCGATCATGCGCTGCTGTTCCTGGGCAAACCGGGTGCCGCGCTGCTGCTCGAACTTCATGTTTTCTTCGATCAGCTTCCGGCCTGCCTCGTCGGCGGTGGTCTTGCTGTCGGCGACGTTCTTGTCGGTCACGCCGTAGGCGGAGGCTGCGAACGAATCTTCCACGCCGAAGGAGCCGCGCGAGCCGTCGGTCTGCGCCTTCTTCAGCGCTTCCATAGCCTGGGCTTGGGCCTGGAGCGTTTCGACGTGCTTGGTCGCGAGCTTGATCTGCTCCTCGGTCTGCGCGCCGAACTTGACCATGGTGTCATAGGCCTCTTGGGCCGCGCGCGATTCCTTGGTCAGAGCTTCGTAGACGAAATAGAGCGCCGCACCCATCGCGGTCAGCGGCAGCGCGAATTCTGCCACGAACGCAAACATGGTGCCGAGCACCGGGAGAATGCCGCGGATGGCCGCACCAGTGCCGGTGATGGTGGTGGTCAGCGCCGTCCAGGAGCCGCGCATCAGCTCCGCACGGCTGGCCCAGACGCCGGCCGCGTTCGAGATCGTGCCGGTTGCCTGGGCGAACTGCCCCACGGCGCCGAGATTGCCGAAGCCGCTGCCGAAGCCGGCAAAGCCCGCGCGCGTCGCGTCACGAAGGTTCGCCACGTCGACCCGGAACTTGGAGAGCTCCTGGCGCATACCCTTGATGGTTTCACCGAAACCATAGGCAAGTTGGGCCACCTTGGAGGCGCCGAACGCCGTCGCAAGCACCGTGCCGACGGTGATGAGCTCGTCCTTGAACCTGATCGTGGTCTGAATGGCGGTGCCGACGCCGTTGATGAAGGACGCGGCCCACTGGCCGGCGCTGCGCGCGAATTCCTCGAAGCGCTTGCCGCCGAGCGCATCGTTAAGCTCGCGCAGCTTGTCCTTGATTGCTCCGAAGAAGCCGCTGTCGCCGGCCTGGAGCGCCAGGTTCTGAAACAACGTCGTGGTCTTGGAGACCATGCCGTTGAAGGTGTTCATCTGGTTGGCTGCCGCGCCGCCGAAGGTGCGGTCGAGCTCCATGGTGAATGCAGCCAGCGATGACTTGGCGTCGAGCGTGCCCTTGGACACCGTCTGGATCAGTTCGGCCGTGGAGATGCCCATCGAGCGGGCCATGAGTTCGACCGCGCGCGGCATGGCTTCGCCGAGCTGCTGCCGCAACTCTTCCATCTGAATGACGCCCTTACCGGCCATCTGCTGGATCGCGATCGAGGCGCGGTGCAGCACCTCGTCATTGCCGCCGAAGGCCGCGACGCCGTCGACCAGACCCTTGAGCGCGCCGGCCATCGGGTCGATGCCGGTCGACTTCAGCTTCACGAAGGTATCAGTGAGGGCCTTGAGCGAGAACGGGGCGTCCTTGGCGAAGTCGCGCAGATACATGACCTGCTGGGCCGCCTCCTTCATCGGATCGGCCGCCT